TTATTGGTTGTCGAAAATGTTGGCATTGGTATTTCTATTTTGGAAAAGCTAATAGACCTCCAATATCCAAACCTTTACTACTCCATAAAGAGCACACACGAATTTATTGACAGCCATCAGGGTGAGACAAACAACTCTGCTGTTCCGGGTTTTACAACCTCCCTAAAGACGCGCCCTTTAATTGTTGCAAAATTGGAAGAATTCATCAGAAACAAACTAATTAATGTATACTCGGTTCGTTTTTCGAATGAATTGAGAACCTTTATTTGGAACAATGGCAAACCTCAAGCAATGAGGGGATACAACGATGACTTAATCATGTCATTAGCAATTGGATGCTGGGTAAGGGACACGGCTTTGACCGTGAATAAAAGAGAAATAGAATATAAAAAGGCGTGTTTAAATTCTATGGTTAGAGTTAATACAAAAATTAATACAACAATTCCGGGAATGCAGGGATATAACAGAAAAGAGGCATTGGAAGATAAGATGTTCCAATCCAGAGAAGATTATAAAAAATACGCCTGGTTAATAAAAGGATAAAGAATGGCCGACAATAAGAAAAACCCCAATAATCCGCAATCTGAATTATTTAGAAGACTAACAAGATTATTCTCGGGTCCAATTGTAAACTGGCGCACCCAGATGAATCGCAAGATTCGAAGAACGGCGCTTGACAAATATTCGACAGATTTTAGATCAGCGAGTGGACAACAATTTAAAAGAGCAGAATACAGCCCATTTGATGTCATGCACTCTAAAATCATGGCTCAGCAAAACCGGGCTGAAAGATATGTCGACTATGAGCAGATGGAATACATGCCTGAAATCGCATCAGCATTAGATATTTATGCAGACGAAATGACGACCCACACCGCTCTTACTCCGATGCTTTCGATTGATTGCCCGAATGAGGAAATTAAGGCTATTCTTCAATCTCTTTACACGAACGTTTTAAACCTTGAGCACAACCTTTTTGGTTGGTGCCGCTCTATGTGTAAATTCGGAGATTTTATTCTCTATATGGATCTGGATGAAAGGATCGGGGTCAAATCCGTCATTCCTCTCCCTCTTAAGGAGGTCGAAAGGTTAGAGGGTGAAGATCCCTCAAATCCAAACTACGTCCAATACCAGTGGAACTCGGGTGGAATGACCTTTGAAAATTGGCAAATAGCTCACTTTAGAATACTTGGAAATGACAAATTTTCACCCTATGGAACAGCAGTCTTGGAATCCGGCCGAAGAATTTGGCGCCAATTAACCCTCATGGAAGATGCCATGATGGCTTATCGTATCGTCCGCTCCGCCGAAAGACGAGTTTTCTACATTGATGTTGGAAACATCGCTCCGCAAGATGTTGAGGGCTTTGTTCAAAAGACAATTACGTCGATGAAGCGAAACCAAATTGTTGATGCAAACACTGGCCGAGTTGACCTAAGATATAATCCTTTTTCTGTTGAAGAAGACTATTTTATCCCCGTCCGAGGAGGAGAATCTTCAAAAATTGAAACACTTGCCGGAGGCCAATTTACTGGAGACATTGATGATGTCAAATACCTCCGTGATAAGATGTTTGCAGCCTTAAAAATCCCAACAGCTTATTTATCAAGCGATTCCGAGGCGAATGAAGACAAAACAACTCTCGCACAAAAAGATGTTCGTTTTGCAAGAACAATTCAAAGACTCCAGCGCGCCGTTATTGCCGAATTGGAAAAGATTGGAATTGTTCACCTCTATACTCTTGGGTTTAGGGGCGACGATCTGGTCAGCTTTACACTCAAGTTAAACAACCCCTCAAAGATCGCAGAATTACAAGAATTGGAGCACTGGAAGACCAAATTTGACATTGCCTCTGGAGCTACTGAAAACTTTTTTAGTCGCCGATGGATTGCACAAAATCTTTTCAATCTTTCCGAAGAGGAATTTGTCAGAAATCAGCGCGAAATGTTTCATGATCGAAAATATGAAGCCGAACTTGCTGCCGCAGCAGAAGCTGCTGGCGAAGCAGAGGCCGGCGGTGGTATGGGAGACCTCGGAGGAGACCTCGGAGGAGACCTCGGAGGAGACCTCGGAGGAGACCTCGGAGGAGACCTTGAGGGAGACCTCGGAGGAGACCTTGACCTCGAAGGCCCACCAGACGCCGCCGAAGGCCCACTTTTAACGGCACCAGGAAAGAGGGATGATAGGGACAGGAAGCACACCAAAAAGTCTTTGACAAAGAAGGCCAAAGGAAAGAGGCACGTTTCAAAGAAACTGCGAGGCGGCGACGGCAGAAACGGACGCGAGCACAACTATACAGCCATAGCCATACCAAAGCCAAAAGACATAACTCCAGGAATGTCAAATTTAATGGGCCTTTCTCGGGGGATTTACGAAGTTGAGCAATCTATTTATAGTCAGGAAGAATCCCTATTGTTTGAGGCAAGAACAGAGATTCGCGATTTGATTACGGAATTAGAAAATTCGGAGATTCAGTTAGATGAAGATGAAACACAACAAAAAGCGTAACACAGCTTTTATTTTTGAAGCACTAATAAGAGAGTTAACAAAAGCGGTTGTCGCAAAAGACACTAAAAAGAAAAATCTCATTATTAAGCTTGTAAGAGAGAATTTTAAAGGATCGTCAGCGCTTGCCAAAGATTTGGATTTATATAAAGCTGTCCTGGATACTAGAGAGTTGGACCGACACACGGCGGAAAAGCTTATTTTCGAAGCGCGGATGAAAAAGAAAATAATTGATGAAAAAGAATTGTTTAAAGAACAAACAGAAATAATTGACAAAATTAATAAATTAGTATCGCCGGAAGTCTTCTCTAACTTTATTCCGAACTACCGCGATGTTGCAACAGTTTATCAAATTTTTGATTATCGAACAAAAACAAAGAAAAGGGTGTTGTTAGAAAAACAAATCGTTGATCGTATGATCTCCTCAGCCAAAGAAAAGCCTCCCGCCATTAAGCCAATCGACAACCTAACTTATAAAACGTTTGTTTCAAAATTTAACGAGAAATATGGAAGCGAATTGCTTTCCGAGCAAAAGACGCTTTTAAGCCACTACGTTGGGTCGTTTACAGATAATGGTTTGGAGTTGAAAGTTTATTTAAACGAAGAAATTTCAAGATTAAAAGACAGGCTTGACCAGGCGATGAGACTTTCAGAAATTAAAGAAGACTCTGAAATGTTCGAGGGAACGAAAAGAGTAGTTGAGATTTTAGATAGCTGTTCTAAAAAGCCAATTGATAATAAAATGGTTCAAGAAATTCTAAAAATTCAGAACTTGGTTAAGGAGATTGAAAGTTAATGATCTCAGTAAAGGTTCACGCTCAAAAGGAATTAATTCAGCTTGAATTACAAGCTCGCAAGTCTCTTGATGGCAATATTTTAATTTTCGACCACCACGAAATCGACATTGTTATCATGCCAGAAAAGAATAAAGTTGTGACTTTTGCAAAAAATGATTATTCATCAGCAATTTATGAAGTTCAAAATAGATTTTTTGAATTTTTAAAAAGAAAAGGAATTGTCACTTATGATTCTGTCCGTGGCGGAAATGTCTATGGATCTCTTGAGGGGCTAATTGCGGAGGCTAAAGATCCAGACATCAATACCCTTGATTATACAATTTACAATGTTTATCATTTTCTGAAAGAAGAAAAGCCGTACTATGATTACATCGACGATTATGAACAAATGCTCGATGACTATTATACACAGCCCACAGAGGCAGACTCAACTGAACTTGGAGAAGTCCCACAAGCAGCAGAAAAAGGTTCAATCCGCCCAGGCTACAACTATGCTCCGTATTGGATGAGCTACATGCTCGAAGAGGAAAAAAAGAAATGAAAATAACAAAAAATCAATTGAGAAAGCTAATCAAGGAAGAGATTGCGAATGTTTTGAGTGAGGATGGAGTCCCACCAACTGCTCTAGGCCTTCCTCATGATGTGGGCAGCCCAGATAAACTTTTGGCGGGGATCCAAGCTCTTTTGTCTTCCCAAGAAGGCCCCCTAAACGATCCACCCCAAACCGGCTCGGGCTGGATTGCCAACGGACAAGCTAGGCTCATAATTAAATTAATCAATGGCCAACTAAAAAAGAATCCAGATGAAAAA